AAAGTATTGGTTTGCTGAGATAGACCCGTTAGATACGGCTATCCTGAACATCCTTAAAGAGAATCCAGCTACTCCATTTCTTGCGATTGCTGAACAATTACAGCTATCGATTGAAAGGGTAATGTCTGGGCTTCAAAGATTGAACGAAGCGAACGCTATCAAGATAGCCATTGACGAGGTTCTTGATTCTACGCAAAGAGCCGTAGAAGTAACCAAAGAAGGCGAACGGTTACTTGAAGAGATACCACCAGTCGAGGAGGAGTTCGTTATTCGTTACGTTTATGCAAAAAGACCAGGTGTTGCTGGAGATGCTATCATTCCAACTACACGAGAGTTTTGTAGGAAACTGATAGAATTAGTTGAAAAGGAGAACAGAACTTGGACACTAACTGAGATTCAAGACATCGGAGTGTCAGCTAACCGTAATGTATGGATGCGAGGCGGTGGCTTTTGGGGCAAGTCTTACCATTGCAGACACTACTGGGAGCAGAAACTTATGAGAATTAAGAAGTAATGGCGAACGTCTTATTCATATCGGAAACATTCCTCAAGGACAACACTTTGCTCCACGAGAATATTGATTTCAAATATCTACGTCCTGTGGTTTTGATGTGTCAGGACATCCACATCCAGCACAAAATCGGGACTACTCTTTACAACGAACTCAAGACACAGATAACCAACTCCACGTTAACGGCTGCTAATCTTACACTTTTGGAGGATTACATCCAGCCCGCTCTTTTGCATTGGGTTCAATCAGAAGCACCGACTGCCATTAGCTACAAGTTCTTAAACAAAGGGCTACATCAACAAAGTTCTGAGAACAGTTCCAACGCTTCACTTGACGAAATCAACTTCATATCCAAGCGTTACAAGGATAAGGCAGAATGGTACACCGAAAGATTGGTTACTTTCTTGTTAGAGAACGAATCCAACTACCCAGCTTACGCTAACCCTGACGATGGTCTTGATGTAATCCAGCCTGACACGAGAACCTACACGACTGGAATGTTCTTAGGACGTAGACCGAAGTTCATCAGCTTAGAGGACAAATATGAGTACAAACGCAAGTAGACGAAATCAAGCGAAGCTAAAGAAGTATGTACACGCTCAACGAAATATTCAACCTAATCGAAACTCAGGCGAACGCTCATCTGCAAGTGAAGCAGTACGGTCAGGGGGACGTTTGGGAAATCAACCCGAAAGAACTTGACTATTTAGTTCTGTGGGCAATAGAGGAGAGCGTTGTATTATCTGAGCGGACATTGACCTACAACATCCGACTATTGGCAATGGACAGGGTCTTACCGGGCGAAGAGAACGAGCAAGAAGTAATGAGCGACACCATCCAAGTGTTATTGGACTTCGTGGCATACTTTCGACAATTGCACACGACAGATTTAAGCATCCAAACGAGCGTAACGCTTGAGCCATTTACCGAGCGATTTGATGACAAGGTGAGCGGACATTCTTGCGTTCTTTCTATTACACAACCATACGACTACAACAAGTGTCAAATACCAAACTAAAATGACAGAATCTCAAAAACTAATCGGAACACGCGGTTGCAAATTGCTAACGGGAACGGGGGCATTGACAAGCTTAAAAGGCTACGCATTCATCGCGCAAGAGGACACCGTTCTAACCACTTTCGAAGTGGATGGAGTTGATAGCCTTGCCGCCTTTGGACTTTCGGGCGCAACCTTAAAAGCTGGGGCGTACATCGTTGTCCCTTCGGGTGATGCCATTACAGCAATTACAATGTCAAGCGGAAGTGTGGTAATCTATAACCAATGATAGGAGTTACCCACATATCTGTTGCCGCATATCGCGGAGGTGGTGGGGCAGCCCCTGTCAATCTTGACTTCGTATCAACATGGGATACGACCAAAGCTGGGTCTGCAAGCGATACTGTAGTTCTTCCACTATTAAGCGGAGGAACGTACAATGGAACTATTGATTGGGGAGATGGTAATTCTTCAGCACTAAGCTACGCGAACCGTTCGCACACCTACGCATCAAGTGGAACGTACACTATAACCATTTCGGGGGATGACATTCAAGGCTTCGCGTTCAACAACGGTGGCGATAAGGCAAAGATAATTGACATCGGCAATTGGGGCAATTTGGCATTCACAGGAAGTTACGAGCATATGCGCGGGTGTGTGAATCTTGATATAACCGCAACAGATGCCCCTGACATAAGCGGCATTACGGGCGTCAACTTCCAATCATTCTTCTATGACTGTCAAAAACTGACAACAGTAGATTTCAGGGCTTGGGACTTCTCCGTTGTCACAAACATGGGGGCATCTTTCGGCAATTGCTACCTACTTGACTGCAACCTATCGAATGCTGACACCAGTAATGTTACATCATTCTTTAACACTTTCTTGAGCGCTGGAACTCCGAATGATATAAATTCTTGGGACGTAAGTGCTGGAACGTACTTCACGAATATGTTCTACAATTCAGACTTCAATTCAAATATTGGAAATTGGAATTTTGCAAGTGCGCTAACCGTTCAAAATATGTTCCGAAACAGTCCGTTCAATAACGGTGGCAGCAATACCATTAACAATTGGCAATTCCCTGTCTGCACAAACTTCTCTGATATGTTGAGAGAGTGTAGTTCTTTTGATCAGCCTATAAATGGGTGGGACGTAAGTGCTGCGACAAATATGCAGAATCTCATGTACGCCCCTACTCAGACAATACCATTTGACCAGACGCTGGAGGATTGGGATATAACAGCCATGACAAATATGGTCAATCTGCTGTGGGGATGTGCATTGTCTACATCGAACTATGATGCAACTCTAATAGGTTTTGAGAGCACTCTGCAAGCAGCTTATCCTAACGGAAGCGGATATACGGCAAGCATCAATATTCATTTTGGAGGAAGCCAATATTCAAGCGCATTAATGAATGTAGGCGAGGCACGTTATAATTTACTTAACGTATTCGGTTGGACAATAACAGACGGAGGAGCAGTATAAGATGAACACAATAGATCACCCACCAGTTAGAACGTATTGGATTACCTTTGATGGTGAAGACAAGGCATCTGTATTAGCTTACGGATGGACAGATCCTGACCAACGGACAGACACCATTCACGTTTGGGAGACTACGACAGACGAAGCCGTTTGGCTTGCAAGGTTGTTGGAATATGGAATCATTCCTGAAATTGACGAACAAGGAAACTTAGTTTTATAATGGATGCAATAATTGAGGCGTTAGCGAGTTACGGAATAGCGGGAATCTTCCTTGCGGTATTGGTTTACTACCTTAACAAGTTAACCGACATCCACAGAGATGAGCGCAAGGAGTGGCAAGTTGCAAATGATAAGCACGTAGAGAAGTTCAGCGAAGTGATTTCCGAGAACACGAAAGCACTTGTTGAGATGAGGGGCGAACTGAAGGAGAACCGTTGCAAAATGTAAAATGGTGCGCTATTGCACCAAAAGAATGTAACTGCAAAGATGGAAACTGTGACCAAAAAGACACGACCAAGCGCGGCAAAGATAGCCGCAGAGGTAATAAAGGAGTTCGAAGGGTTTGAAAGCAAACCTTATCTATGCCCAGCTAACGTACCCACTATCGGCTACGGTAATACAATGTACCCAAATGGCGAAAGGGTTACAATGAACGACCCTGAGATAACCGAAGAGCAAGCTACGGAGATGCTGATGGACACCATTAAATCGGTCGAAAAGCAAGTGAAAAACGTGGTGGAGGTAAAGCTTCCAGCGCATAAGCTGGCTGCTCTCATTTCATTCACCTACAACGTAGGCATTGGTAACCTTTCAAACTCAACTCTATTGGCTTGGTTAAATTCAAACCCTGAGTTTCCTCGGATTCCTGAGCAGTTCAGAAGATGGAACAAAGGCGGAGGCAAGGTTCTGAACGGGTTAATAAGAAGAAGGGAAGCGGAGGTCGCTCTATGGACTGGCGAGGGCATTTAATTACAGTTGCCCTTGCGTTCATTTTGGGCGTTATCGTGGCATGGAAAGGTTGCGGAAGCGAACCGATTACAAAAATCGTAGAGAAGCCAGTTCCTCAAACCCAATACGTTGACCGATGGAAGGTTGACACCGTTAGATTCGTCCGAAGAGAACTCATTACTCGTTATGATACTATCTACTCGGAAAAGATAGTTACTCGTTTAGATACATTGTTATTGATAGATACGGTTAGCATAGTTCAAACATGGCTGACAGAGGTGGCTAATTACGACACGACTATCAGCGATGTTCGGGTTAAGTGGTC